AAACACACCTCCACGATCTAATTCTTTTAACTTTTTGTCTGAAATTTCAATTGTACGAGACAAACGATCTAAATAAACTAAATACCCGGATAAAACATCTTCCTGTTTTTCTACCTTTTTCATCATATTAAAAGTCGTGAACCCTAGGATCACGACTAGTATTGATAAAACGCTAATTACTACTGTTACTATCATAAGTTATCTAACATATTTTTTAAACTATCACTTTTGAACGTACCCAAAGCTTTAGTTTTGGTTGATGTCTTTTTAGACATGTTGGGTTTATTCCCCAATGTAAAATTCCCTTTTCCGTTATCCACGGATTTTTTGTCCTCTTTTAACTTAGGTAACCATTCACGTTCAAATTCGATACGTGCTGCCATCAAATCGGCCTGGTGTAAGATAAAAGGTAATGAAGTTCTTGGTTTTTGCTCTGGCATATATGACATAAGATATTTTTCATTTGCCTTATCATATAAACCATCATGTGTTTGAATAGCCAACATTTCATTAAATGTATACTGAATACCATGTGACTGGAGCATATACAAACCTCTATCTGGAACTGAAGAAAATGGAACTTTAGTATTGAACATATAATCCTCTCCTAATTTTTCACGTCTCCAATTATCAGTCTGGGGAATATATGATTCTTGTTCTTCATCCCCCATTTTACCTAAATCATGATTCAGGGCTGAAAATACTAGTTCTTCAGTGGTAAATGTATCCATATCACATCCTTCAGATTCCCACAATTGAGCTTGCTTAATAGCACATCGAATAACGCGTAAAACGTGTTCCACATATCCTCCGGGGAAAGCATTATGGTATTCTTTCTTATGCGCAGCGGGCATTAACATCAAACGATCAGCATATTGCTCATAAAATTCTAACAATTTATCTTTACGGGGTTCGGAAATATATTCCTCAATGTAAGATAACAATTCGTTCCAATTGTCTTGGATTTGTTCGGCGGTAAGATTCATAACTTTTATTTATTTAATTAATTTTCACGTTCTACAATTGCTTGAGTGTCATCTCTCAATTCAAATATTTCTTGTAACATTTGACGAGCACCATCAACATTTCTTTCGTTTAGAGCGTTTCTCAAACGTTTCAATTTTCCTTCTAGAGACTCTAGGCGTCTCAATACTAATTCTTTATTTTTCATTTTATTTTATTTACTTATTTTTATTATAACCCTTTATATTTCAATAATTTTAATATCAAAATATAATTAAAGATAATAACTTTCTTTTAGGCGGGCAAGTTTTTTTGTACAAAGTCTTGAATTTTTTTCAAGTGAGCACATTTTTCATATTCCTCTGTACCTTCAAAGTAAGAAATACTCAACCGGATAGATATTAAAAACTCTTCATTTGCATATTGTTTCAAAGCATCTTTCCAAACTTTTGATCTAATTTTAACTTGTTCAATCCAAAACCAAGCTCTGGTAAACATCATGTATTCACCTGCTTGATCTATCCCCTTCACATCCAGGGAAGGGTCTGCTTTAGCAAAAAATTTGGTAACTTGTTTTGAAAATAAATGACCATTCATGATCAACTTATGGAACATCCCTAACTTAAAGTGAGGAGATTCTTTATAGTCTTCTAATTCACTTTCCAGTTTCAAACGTTCAGGATTTTCTTCATCCGGGAACCCAAATAATGCAAATACGTTTTTAATTGACATATAAAATCGTTGATTTCGCGTATAAATATCAATCTAGTTTAGCTCCTAAATCCTCTATAGCTTTAATAGCTTCATCTAGTTCAACATAAAAAAATTCTCGTTGTGAATTAACTCGTTTTTTTCTAAAATGTTTATGAACTGCTTTTTCAATTCTTTCCCCATTAAAACAACTATATGAATATACAACATTGAATGGAGTAGGAACACCTGTAGATTTACTTAGTTGATTTGCTCGATCAATAGGATCACCCTTTGTATAACCTATTTTAACCATTCCAGGCATAGAGGAACTTTCTAAAATGTAAACAGATTGATCTCCATTATTTCCGTTAATACTTTGTCTGAAACGGGATGTATAATATTTAATTTCATCCCAACCATCATCTCCTATAAAAATTGAATATTGCGCGGGAGGGGGCGATAGAGGAGTTCTTTCATACGGAACGTAATTTAAAGCCTCTTCGTTTGATATACGTTTCATAACCTTTATTTTGCATGTTAAAATCGTGCTTTAGCACCTGATCCTTTGTACCAAGGCAAGCCTTCTCTACTTTTAAGAGCCTCTTTCCATTGTTCTTGACTCATTTTAATTCCATTAATGTAATATTCCCGTTTGCGATTATCACCTTGTGGAAGTAAAGCCGGACCTTCCCAATTGTGAAGTTTACCATCAAACATATACATTACAGTTCCATCGGCAGTAGTGATTTTTCTACTTGGTTGATATTTTTCATTCTCCATCTTTGTCTTGGTTTTTATCGTTTGAAATACTGATTAGGAGGAAAAATTTCTCTGTTTCAAGAACTTCTCCATCTTTAAATGCTTTAACAATCAACAACGCTCCACTTACAATTGAAAGTACAAGTACTGCATTAAATGATAGGATTCCAAGGAATGGGAGAACAATCAAACCTGCAATTACCAAACCAATTGCAATAACAGCAATTTCAAGTTTGCGAATTTGAGATTTGAGTTGTTTAAGAACTGCTTCTTTTTGTTCAATTGTTTCTAGTGATTGAACGTTTTCAAGTGCGTTTTGGATGTTTTGGATGTCTTTATTTTTCATAACCTTTATTTTTATTTATACCGTTAGTATACGAAAACAAGGTCAACATTCCAAGGATCTTTTAAAATGGGGATGGAGAAGGTTTAGGTACAAAAGGAATCAAGTCTAAATCTTTAACCCATATTAAATCAGGATTAATACACCCTATCATTTCTTGAGTTGAAACAATCCAGTTATTTGAATTGTCTTGAATAGGATTAAAGAAAGAATCAGGCATATACCATTGCCCAATTAGTTCATCTTTTTGTACTACAGTAAGTAATCCTACTAATGTAGTGATATCTTCGGTTGTTATATCTGCTAATTTCATTATACTTGTCTACTTAATGAGGTTTGAAATGCTTGTACTGCTGTGTATAGGTTTACTGCTTCTGTGTCTGTAAGTCCATCTCCGATGGTTGCAAATGCAGATTGTTTAGTTGTAAAATATGCTTGAGTTCCATTATTGTTTAATGCTCCTAAACTAATATTTTGATTCGGTCTACTTGTTGACGCTTTATTATCTGTTAAAGCAAGACTGCCATTTGTGTAAAATTTACCTGTTGTAGAATTAATCCTACTTCCTACAAATAAACCTGTTGATGGCGTGAACGGAGTTGATGGAGTATCAAGTGAATTTATACCGTGATAAGCAAGTAAAGAGCTAAATCTATAACATAAGAAATGCGCAGGTGCATTTGCTCCTATTTCTATTTGGTTATCTGTGGAATTATTTGTCCTTGAATAATAACTAAGGTGAGCAGAATTTAATTGCCCATTTAAAGAAGGATTGAACTTCGTATCAGCATAACCATTAGTTCCATTAGGAGTAGCACCTGTACTTGAAAATGTCCATCCTCCATTAAATACAAGTCTAAACGCAGCGTCTAAATCTCTTGGATCTTTAAGGTTAAATTTAAATTGTGATGAGATATATGCTTGTTGTGTGGTTAAAATAGGTTGGTAGGTTGTAGCAGTTGAGCCGAGTTCGAGTTGTGGATGCCAAAACCAACAATAAGAGCCATCACCACTTGCGATATTAAAGTCTATAAATGCACCGCTTCCACCTAATGATCTCACAAATGTATATAATTGCCATTCTGTTGTAAGAGTAATAATTGGACTTGGCATACCATCACCTAAATCTACTTGTACTGTAGTTGACGAATTTGGAGCTTTTAAGTATACTGAAAATATATATTGCGTAGCTGTAATAACAGGAACGCTTTGTCTAATTGCAAAGCCTTGCACTGCAGTATTTATTCTAGTTATCCTCCAGGCAGTATTAGTTCCATCAGGAGCGGTAGTGTTATTGGCATTAATAGTTGCACCATCTTTAGACCAAGCTGAATTAGATAAATTCTCTGTATACCCAAGCAAATTCCTATTGTCAGTAACAAACGGATAAATCGCTCTCATTTTACTCCACAACCCATAATTCTTCAAATCCCTAACAAGATCACAAATAGCATTTTGTTGAATGGTATCTGCTATACCTGTTGCATTTATAAAATCTTGAGCACTACTATCCGGAATTGCAAATATATTAAATATACCTGCTCCACTTAAATTATTTGCTGTTATATTATATGTCGCCATTTACTACGTATATATTAAATTGTTATTGTAACATCCATGTCCCCTGTTCCTCTAAAATAAACAGATCCTGTTGATACAACAGAAGTTGGAATAAATGTGAATGAAGAAGACCCGGGAGGAATAACCTCTGCAAAGATATAAGAAGAGGTAACTAAATGCTCAGCTAAAGCCCCAGTAAAAGAACTATAAACACCTTCAGCACTAGCGGAAGAAAACGAATCATAAAAACCATTATAATTGCGGATGGTCTCCATGGTAAAATAAACTGAACCTGAATTTCTATTTACAAATGAAAATACTGCCATCTATTTGAATAAATTAATTATTGAGATTAAGGAACATGTAACTATAATAATATAACCGAGCGTTAAATAAACTGGGATTAACAACCATCTTTTTAGATGGTTAAGGATATTTCCAACAGGAAATATTGAAAGTGCTTTTTTTATCATGATAATAAATATGGTGAGATTATGGAAACCACACTTGATATGCGTATATACTTGCTCGATACCAAGAAATTTTTAAAAAGAAAGGATTTGGGTTTCATGAAGGAATATCCCTTTGTGTAAACCGGATTTTAAATTATATTTATGGGATATATAATTATATAATGGGTCGATGGGTGTAAAGGTCTAAATTT